ATTTTACCCATATCATCGTCTAACCAATCACACAACATAGCACAATACCAAAGAACATCACCTATTTCATCTCTAATATTTTGTTTAGGATTATTTAAACGAACACCATCCCTTATAACTTTTTTAACCTTATTAGCTACTTCACCTGCTTCACCCACTAGCCCTAAAGATAAATACTCTAGGGCTTTGTCTTTAGGAAATATAGCAGTTTTCTTTGATTCTGCCTGATACGCACTAGCAGTTATAGTACTTTTGTTTTTGCTATCCATAAATTTCTTTACCTCTTCTTCTAGTTTCATAGTGTTTTACTTTCTTTAAATTTGCAAAGTAGGCAGAGTTAAAACCTCTCTGCCATTCACGATATTGCATAGTATTAAGATTAAAAGGTGAAGATACAATTCCTCTTTTAAAAGCATGATAGCCTTTTTCATACTGTATTCTTAACGGTGCATCGTATTTTGCTAAACCGTGTCTACGATTTATCATTCTTTAAATTCTCCAATTCCTTTTTAAGGTTAGCATTCTCTTGTATTAAGCCATTGAATATGTTTAACAGCACCATCTTTTCAGGTGATCCTACGATCATTTCCTGTATTTGTTTGGTTGTAAAACCCGGTTCTTTCTTTTCTTTTTTAGTCATAGTTTTTTATCTCCCTTCTATGTCTACTATTTCACACGCACCTGCTGTGCATGCTAATTCTTTACCACCTGTAGTATTATCTTCTTTTTCATAGTCTCTTAGTAAAGACCATTGTATACTCTCAGGCATCTTTTTATGTAGTTTATTGTATACTTTTTCTGTAATCTCTTGGTATGGAGCTTGGGCATATGTATGATCACTATGTGGTAGAAAACTAATTCCAGACACTTCATCAAAATGTTTATATACCCACGCACCTACTTCCATCCACTCTTCTTCACGAACAGTTATAGTTACAGATGGCTTGTGTTCACACCAATACCTTTGATAGACTAGCCATAGATCTAACTGCTGTAGTGCCGTCATCTCATTTCTAGTGATAGCATTCTTAGGTGACTTCATAGGAAAGCTAAATACGGTCACACTATCAGGTTTCATTACATCAGGTTCATTAGGTATACCACTGTCAATCATAAACTTTGTGATAGGGTCTTTGTTGTCTCCACGAACAGTACGGATGTAGTATGTGCTATGTCTAGCGTGAATGCCACTAGCACTGTCAACTAGCTGAGATACTGTACCACTAGGTTTAACACAGGTAATTGCTGTAGATTGTGGTATGTTTAACAGGTCTGCATATTTTTTATTTACACCAATAGCAATATCTTTAAGTTGTGTAAGTATACACTGTAAATGAGTTTCATCAAATACCTGTTTACTGTCTTCAAATGTTACCGTGTTATAATCATTTAGCATTTTATTATCCATAATACCTGTAAGCGAAACACCTAGTAATCTTTCTTCTTCTGTGTTATCTTTCCATATTTTACGAAGATATTTAAAGTCAGTAAGCGTAGCTTGGAATGTGCCAAGTATTGTAGCCATAGTAACTTTTTGTTTTAAATCATCTATAGTATCTTCTTCTCTAACTACAACCTCAGATAAGTTGCAGAATTGGTAAGGTCTTAATATAATTTCACTACAAGGATTACAACCAAATGCAAAATTAGAATCACGTCTACCATTCTTTTCTGCTTGTTGTACAGCAGATTTACGGTTAAATATACCACGCTCACCTGATTTACTTTCTACAAGAGACAGCCATTCACGCATAAATGTTTCCATTTGTACCTTGCCTTTGTAAGCCACACTATTATTTGCTAAGGCACGTTGACCTTCAGTTTCCCACCATTGACCTGACTTAGCGTGTCTCATTTGATCATCACCTAAGTTTGAAAGACTGATGAGGGCTGATCGCCTTACCCCACCAACGACAACTACCTCACCAATCTTGCACATTATATCGTGGCATTCTACAGGATATAATCTTCTACCAGCTGCACCTTTAAATACCTCAATACAAAACTTAAATAAATCAACAAGTGGCTCAGGACCTGATGCTCTTCCACCAAAGGTCTTTAGCCTAGCACCTGCTGATCTAACTTCACTTATATCAAACTGTGGGATTTGACCCACATATAACATAGCAATAAGTTCTCTGAGGGATCTTGCCCACCCTGCACGAGAATCGCCTACCTTTACAATAGTTGAACTGTCTTCAAAATGTTCATTAACTATAGGCATCTTATCTATATTTGCTCTTTCCACAGAGAAGCCTACACCTGTACCACACATAAGAATGTACATACATTCATCAAAAGAGCGAGGGCTGTCAACAGGTAAATACGAACAGTTATAACCTGCTACGTGACACCTGTCTAAAGCCTTACCTGAAGTCATTAACGCTCTCATACTTGGCATAATGTCTAGATTAGTTATGTGATCAAACAGAGCTACTCTAAGCTGTTCGTCTAAATCATAATTATGTTTCTCTTTTAAATGCTTAGACATATGGCTTAGATACCTGTCTACTGTTTCAGACCACTCTTCTCTTCTGTTTTCTTCAGGAATCCACCTAGCATACCTAGACAATGCTATAAAGTTTTGGTAATCTGTAGGTAAATTTACTCCCATATTATTCATATCTAATCTCCCTGACTAACTCTTATATATTTTACAATTATTCCACTTATATCGTGAAAGTATTCTTTTAAAGCATCTGAAATTTCTTCAGTAACATCACCATCTGAAGGCATTACGTACTCTTCAGGGTCTACTGAAAGATGCATTATTACTCTAACTTCTTTGTCCATTTTCTGTCTCTATAGCAATAAGTCTATCTAAATACCACTTTGCTTTTTTTAAATCCTGAACACCATTTTTGTATCTATATCTCCATAAATATTTAATTATATTGCCTTGCAGGTAATACTCAAAACCTTTATCTGTAGCAGCTTCAATGGCATCAATACATTCTATGCCACGTTGATTATAGTGTGGTGGATTATTAACCATATCATCTACTAGCTCTCTATTAACCATAGACTTTTTTGTGTCAGTACTATCTGATTCAAAGTCTACTATCTCTTTAATGCTTGCATTCATTACGCACTCCCATCTGTATCAGAATTAAATCCAAGTTTAACCACATTACCATCTTTTCCTACAACAGTCAATACACCATCTCTGTTATTATCCAACTTTTTTGCATACTCTTCTACGACATTTGCAAAGGATTCGTTTTCTTCTAGCATAGGTATTATACTAGACATTAACCTACACATATACAGGATAGCTCCATCATCCGAAGAATTTAGTGTATTATAGTTGCTAGTAACAACATCTACTGTTACATTACCTGTCCATTTTTCTTCTATAAGTTCAGGTGATACTCTAATTAGATAATCGTTGTTATTAAATTTTTTTTCTTCAAATGCCATTATCTTCTCCTCTTAGTTTTTTTACCTTTGAAAGGTATAAAGTTTACTTTAATTATATTTTTTCTTTTTTCGTTTAGCCAATCTTCAGGTATAATTCTATCGTAATATCTGAATCCATATTTTACGCACCAATCAGCGTAGCTAGATTTAGCACCCTTTCTTAGTTTTGCTTGGCTATTAGTAAACACAAATCTAATATCTAGGTTTGGATGTTGTCTTTTTATCTCTACGTGTTTCCTTCTATCAGATGTCATAAACCTGCCTTTTGTTTCAACTATAATCCCATTATGTAAAACAAAGTCAGGAGTATAGGTGCGATATGCTAGATCTTCCCACTCTATCTTAACTTTCTCATAAAGAAATTCTACTTTATGCTCTTTTAAGTAGTTGGCTACAGTATCCTCTAAACCACTCCTATACCCATTCTTACGTGCCATTTGGGTAGCACTATACGCTGACATAGCTAAAAGTTATACCAACGAACTGTTCCGTTATAGTTATCATTGTCTCTGCTTAGATAACCTAACGATTTCATCTCTTCACGAACTAGCTTTTCAGCTTCCTTGCGTTGTTCTATAGCTACACGTAATCCTTCCGTTCTACGCTCTCTATATTCTTTTTTCATTTCAAGAAGTTCTTTTTCTTTTTCGTGAATCATATCTTTTAATTCCTCTAATGTTGTTGTTGTCATATATTTAACTCCATATTTTCTTTGCTTCTTGTTTTAGTTTATCACTCCAAGTCCACGCATCAAAGTTTGGATATACTAAAGAAGCTAACTCATGTTTATCATTGCTGATAGACAAAAATTTCTGTATACTAAAAGCAACCTTTTCAAATTGTTTCTTGTAGACAGAAAGGTTATTTAGTGTAAACTTTTTATAGTCCTTTGGTGTTGCAAAGAATAAATCTACACTATTCTCAGGATATGCCATAGAGTAGAATGCCATCTGTCGCATCTGTGCTTCTGTAGGTTTAGACGGCATTCGTGTAGTTGTTTTTAAGTCTACTATTTTATTTTTAAACCTAAAATCAATGTAACCCATAAAAGGTATAGGCATATCATCTAATTGTACTTCAACCTTTTCTTGGTATTGCTCTAAATTTTTATACTTAAAGTTATCATCAATTATTTTACCAAAGCTTTTTAATAAACTTCTTTCTTTTTTTACTTTAGTATCTTCTAGATCAAGCATAAATTCTGAGCACATAGTCATATATTTTACTTCTAATAAGTTGTAATTAAACTCACCTGTTTCATACTTATCAGCTAGTATAGCTTCTTGAACAATACCTCTAACTGCTCCTGCTCCACTGCCTGATTTAACACCAAACAAGTACCTAGCTACCCACATAGGCACATCGCTTATGTAGGTATTTATACTGCTAGGTGACAGGTAGTTAATGTTATGCACCTTAAAAGGATTATTTTTTAGCATTAGTTTTTACTCTCGCCTAGTTCAACATCTACAAAAGAGTCAACAAGATCCTCATTTTCTTTTCCTAGTGGATCACTTGTATCACCTGCATTCTTTGTCCATTGGTCAAATATGTAAGTGTTGTAGTTATCAATCCACGCTAAAAAATCTACCCATAAGTCTTGGTCTTTGTCTGTTATAGCTACTTCCTTAGAGTCAAACTTTATCTTTGGTAGATAAAAAGAGTTACCATTTGGTAATTGCTTTTCTTCTGTGTGTAGCTCTACCTTATGTTGTAGAGGTAGGTGTTTTAAATTAGAACACTTAGAAAAAGGCTCACTTAGTATTTTAAATGCATCTCTATTGTCTATCTCCCATATCATAGGCTTGTCCGTAACTAACGAATCTTCTACTACATTGCCTTGATCGTCTACAATAGATTTAAAAGATACAGTTCCTAATATGGCTCTAACTCTTTTAATACCTTTAATTATGTTTTTAGTTGTTTCAGGTAATGCATTGTAGTCTTTTATGTAACCTGCTGGTTTTCCACAATTAAAGCCACCATTACTGTCTTTTAAATCATTATTAAGATTGTCACTCATAACAGTTTTAACGTAATGTCCGTGTTCACCTTCAGGCTTTACCCATTTTTTGTACATAAACCTTTGTAGAAAAGGTCTTATAGTTACTTTTGAAGAGTAATAAGATTTACTATTCTCCACATCTTCTAACTTATACATACCACCTTCAACTACCTCAACTCTTGTAACTTTACCATTTACTTCAGTTTGACCCATTATAGCTGTATGGGATATTTTTAATCTAGATAATGTTGAATTACTATTCTTATTACCTGTCTCCATATTTAAACCACTAGCCTTTGCTAATGTTTCAAAGTTTGCTTTATTATCTTTTAACGCTACTGCTGATGTATTCATTATCATTCTCCTATTTTAGTATGAGGGTTATATCACACAATGTCTTTAGTGTCAAGCCAATTGTCACCTATTTTTGCTTCTAATAACAATGGCACATTAAAGTCTATGTTAAATTGTCTATCTATTATATTTTTTAAATTAGCATTAGTATTATTAATAATGCCTACTATGTCATTTAGCTCATCAGGATGAACGTCAATGACTATACTATCGTGTACTGTATTTACAATACAAGAATTTTTCTTCTCAAGCTGTTTCTCTATTGACATAAGTGTTATAGGCACTATGTCAGCAGTTGCAAAGCTCTGGACAGGGAAGTTTTTAATCTGAGTAAAGTATGTTACACCACCTCTTAGTCTTCTTTCTACGTTTGGAAAGGAAAACTTTCTACCTGATGGTGTTGTAATACTACCTGTATTTAAAGCTTCCTTAGCCAATCTGGAATGCCAAGATGCGATTCCTTTGTACTTTTGCGTGAACTGTTTATAATACGTTGCTTCAGCAGGTGTCCTCCCAAACCCTGTAGCTCCGTAGAGTGGTGCGAAGGTGTGGGCTTTCGCTTCTTGCCTACTAATCTTCTGACCACCATCACTAATAACTTTGGCAGTGTAGCTATGTACGTCAAAACCATTATCAATCTCCTTCATTGCTGTTTTATCCTGTGACAAATATGCCGCAGCTCTAAATTCTAATTGGGCAAAGTCTGCTTCAAGTATCTTGCCACCTTCCCATCGTGACACAAATACTCTCTTAATTGGAAATGTACCACCTCTAGGCATATTCTGCATATTAGGATCAGCACCACTAAACCTGCCTGTAGCTGTGCGATGCTGTAATAACCTAACGTGAAGCTTGTTATCTTCTTTAATGTTATGCTTAATACCATCTACAAAGGATGATATATAGGTATCAAGAGCAGATAGTCTTATAACCTTTCTAAGAAACTCTTCTGCGTCTGTCATACCTTTGGTCTTTGCTATGTTAGCCAATAAACTTAGATGGGTCTTGCTTGTACTCCAACCATTTGCTGTCAACCATTTAGAATTAGGTGCTTTAAACTTCATACCTGCTATATCTTTTGTTTGTGTAAACATATAACCTAAACCATTACAATCTGCACATTTAGTTTCCTTAGCAAAAGGTTTACCATCTTTTCTAGTCTTTCTTACTTTGCCATATCCCTTGCAAGTATGACATTGATGAGCTTTTGTTTTATATAGTACACTTGAGTATTGTTTGACTCCATCATTATAGGAATCCGTAGGCATCATATCTACCCATTCGTGTTTGTCATTTGGCTTTCTACTATATATTAACCAAGACAGTTGCTCAGGACTATTTAAATTTATAGGTGTATCTCCCATAAAAAATCTAATTTTGTCCTTTAAATAAAACTCTATGTCATTCTTCTCTTGTGTAAATTCTTTCTTCACTGTATCCAATGCAAAAGTATCAACAAAAAACCCACGCTGATATATTCTAGCCAAAGTGAGGGAAACGTCATTAGTAAGATCAATCGTATCCACAAGTCCAATATTCTCTTTGGTATTAATCTGTTTGTTAAGCTCATTATGTAGCTCCCACGTAGCGTGTAAGTCTGCTGAAAGATATTCAGATAGCTCTTCTTTAGGTATTTCATCTACACCATAACCTTTTTTAAAGTACTCTTTTAGTGTATCTTGTTTTTTAGTATCTAAATTAAATCTTTCAGCACACATTTCCAAACTTAAAGGTTTCTTGTCACCCTTTTGTAAAACATAAGATGTCAACATTGTGTCAAATACTTTACCACTATATGTCCAACCACACTCCCACAGCCACATCAAATCGTGTACTATGTTATGACCTATCATAAGTGTGGTCTTGTCAAGTATGTCTTGTATTTTTGTTTTAAGATGGACATCTCCTGTCTTAAAGACATATTCATCAAATCTAATCAGCTCTTTATTGCCAAACTCATCTAGTATACCAACCATAATAAGCCTATTGTCAATCTCAAAAGGATCTAAATGTAGCTTACCATCTCTCTTGGTAACAGTGTTTTCAACGTCAAGTACTATTTTCATTAATTTTCTCCTTATGTCTCATAAGATAAGATACAGCATTTTTTACTATTGTCAAGTCGTCATTGAAACCACCTAGACCAGTGTTGCATTTATGACACACCCATCCTCTGAAAGTATTCGTTTCGTGACAATGATCTAATACCCAAGTCTGTAATCTTATTTGACCATATTTACCTAATTCTTTTATATCTTTGTCGCACATAGGACATTTATAGTCTTTATCAGGATACTTATTTTCCTTCCTTAGCCTAGTTAAAACTACTCTATGTCCACTACGACAAGACTTACAAGTTCTTTTTATTTCACCTGCTTGCATTACAGCAAACTGTGTTATTGGCTGTCTAACTTCACATTTAATACAGACAATACCTTCATCTAACGGTTGTTCAGCTATGACATAACCAAACAAATCTTTTTCAGTTTTCATGCTTCATACCTAGCTGTTTTATAATTAAGTTCACAGTGAACATTACCGTGCCAACCTGACAGCTTATTCTTAACGATATTAAGATGCCTTTGCATATCATCCTCATCCTGTCCTTCTACAGGTGGATTCTTAGCGATCAGTACCATCAAATCAGCTTCAGCTGCCTTACCTGTTCTTGATCCTTCCATCATACTTTGGTTCAGTATAATCTTACCTTCAGCTTCAGCAGATAGCTGAGACATATAGAATACAGCACATTCATACTGCTTTGCTATCTGTCTTGCGTGTATGGCACAAGCTTTGAGAGCTTCATCTGTTCTAGCATAGCCTGTGTGTGTAGCAAATTTGTCACCCATATCAAGTATGACAATATCAGGATTAACTGTCTTAACAACAGATTCAACCCAATTCATATCTCGCATAGAACTATCTTTTATCTTTATATTATTTTTGATAGGACTATATAAGTCACTAGCCTTTGATGGATTCTCTTTTATTTCGTGTAATGTCATACCTGTTGATGCTGTCAGATACCTAGCTCCTACTCTGTGACTTCCTTCTTCATTACAAAGTATTATACACTTAGCACCTTGCCGTGCAAATCCATTAGGACCTGCCACTAAACTAGCGTGGAAGGATGTCTTACCTGTGTTGGGTCTAGCACCTACCTCAATTAGATGACCTGCATTAACACCTTCTACTTTCCTAGCAAGAGTAGGAATATTGAATGTCCATCTTGCTTCTAGGTCATTCTTTTCTAGCAATGTTTTAATTTCAATATCATCCCATTCTATATTTAAGTTAGGTGTAAAGTCATCACTATATTGCTCAAGTATATTACGCAACGGTTCTAGACTTGCCTTTGTACCATTTACATAATCAAATCCTAGATTGGCTATATCTTCACCAATAATCTGTTGAAACAGTTTTGCTAACACATCTTGTGCAACATCTTTTCCCATACAATCTTCCTTCTTAATATTCTTAAACATAGAAAGATATGCATTCTTTTGAACTGTAGTCATAGATGGATTACTAGACACAAACAAAGCTTCAACCTCATCAGGTGAGACAGACCTACTGTACTTGTCAATAGCTAAATCAACTATCTCTTTTACTTTCCTTACATCTTTACTAAATAGTCTATTTGGACACCTTGCTCCACGATGGTCATCATAAAACTCTTTATCCATAAGACTTCTGATTAATGCTAGTTCCATATTATCTCCTTTAAGTTAGCAATATCAATTTCATTTTCGTATTTTAAATCATCAGTTATACGCAGTATTTTTACTGTGTCAACCCAACTCTGTAATTCTTTTCTTATTGTTAGTGCTTTTGGCAATGCGTCAGGATCAAGTGCAACAATTACTTTTTTAAACTTAGAAGATAAAAAATGCTTATGTTCTTCTAACAAACTTGTACCTAACAATGCGACACCTGCATAACCGTGATTACTAACAACACACGCACTTATACAATCTTCTACAAGAACACAAGTTGTATTACGTTCCTTTGTGACGGCATTATACAAACCTCTCACAAACGGTATCTTACTCTTACCATACCTTCTCCATTTAGGTAATCTCTTACCAAGTGCTTTACCTACAGCATCTACCACAAAACCATTATCATCATATATTTTAAATACGGCTCTGTCTTCTTTAGCATCATATTCACAGAACTGATTATATATCTCTGAAAATTTATATGATACACAAAAATTAACATCTACTTCAAAAGGAATAAAATATTCAGGTACTACAAATGAATCTGTTTTAATTACAGAACTATGTATAACCTTAATGTCATCTACGGTCATATTAGTTTTTAAACTTCCACCAACAGTACAACTGATTTTATAACAATTCCACAAACGCATACCTTTATTGTTTGTGATAGTAAAAGTATTTCTACCTTTACACACAGGACAATCCATTCGTTTTGTTTCATCCATACTAATGTCTAAATCATTTATATATTTATATATATCCATTGTTACTCCTGATTAACAGTTGAATGTTAAGTATCACAATTTTTTCTTTTAGTCAATGCGTAGTTTGCACTTTTAAAATTATGTTTTAAATATGGTTGCACACTCTGTGGATTAGAATGTCCTGACACAGACATAATCTGCCCTATTCCCACACCTGAACTATCCATCTCTGTAATTGCCGTTGCTCGTAGGTGCATTAGCTGTAACTCGCTCCTTATCTCAGCTTTACTCATTACTTCTTTAGCTACAACAGATACATTATGAATAGAATAGGGAATAAATTTATTATTCTTTGGTCTTGTATTAGGTGCTACATATTTCTGAAAACCAAAATCATTGTGTTGTTTTTGCAACATAGAAAAAAGATTATCTTCTATTGGCAGGAATACTTCCTTCCTTTTCTTTGATTGTTCTAGGTGTAATTGTTTTAAATTAAACTTAATATTATCCCATTCTAGAAGTCGCATATCTCCAATCCTCTGACCAAATTCATATGCCATATGTACAATTAATCCTATACTACGAAACTTATAGTCTGTGTATGCCATATCCAAAAAGGATTTAACCTCATCCTTTGTCCATATCAGACGTTTAATACGTTTAGATTTCTTTGATACGTTTTTAAATGGGTTAAGCTCTGTATATCCCATCTCTATAGCATACCTATATAATCTAGAAGAAACAGATATAATATGATTAGCAAGAGATACTCCTCTCCTTACCCATTCCTCATATGATAACTTACACAGTTTGGTAGTAACTTTGCGAAAGTCCTTCCTTCCTAAATAGTTAGTTGACATCATTATATTTAAAAAATATATATAGTCCTTCTGTGTCTTCTCCCTGAGCATTTTAAAATCATTTGATAATAAATACTCATCATACAATCCTTTTACAGTAGGATTGACACCTACGGTGCGTGATACTTTTTCTATGTAGGAATCTAACTCTAAAAGCATTTTACTAGCAATACTAAATGCCTTGTCCTTATCTGCACCTAATTGTTTTCTATAGACGACACCTTCATCTACATACCTTTGAGGTGGATTGAAGCGATAATGCTCCAACCCATCTGCGTGTAGTGATTTAACCACATATCTAGGTATACTAGTCATATTTGTATGCCGTTTCATCTGACGATAAGACCCAATCACCGTACCAATCTGAACCGTCACCATCCTCATTCTTTTGTGGCGAAAACTTCAATGCTTTATGTAGCTGAAATTTTAAATCCTCTAGACTAGCTATTTGAGATAGTGTTATATCGTTATAATCGTGTATATAGAATAATGTATGATGTAGTTTGTTATATATATCTAAAAACTTCATACGTTGTTCTTC